CAACCTCGGCGAACTAATCGAGGCGTTGGGGAAGATCGACAGCGTTGACCAACGGTGGTTTAACATCGGTCGCACCCACATGCAGCAAGGTTTGATGGCACTGACGCGCGCCATCGCACGTCCCACCACTTTCTAGGAGCACACATGACCAACATCGTCCCGTTTGAAGCTGGCAAGATGACGGCACCGCCGTCGCATCTGGCGAAGTTCTTCGACCAAAACGAGAACATCGAAGAGCGCCTGAATATCCCGCAGTTGTCGTTCAGGGGTAAGGTCTGGCGCATCGTCATCAACGGCGAAGAGAAGCCGCTGCTGAACAAGGAAGGCGATCCCGTGCAGGTCGTGCACATTGTCGTGCTCGACCACAACAAGGCGCGCAGCCGGGCGTACTACGAGGGTGCGTACGAGGAAGGCAAGGCGCAAGCGCCGGCCTGCTGGTCTACCGATGGCGAAGTGCCCGACGCGCAGGTGAAGGAGCCGCGCGCGAAGTCGTGCCAAGCGTGCGAGTTCAGCAAGAAGGGCAGCAAGATCACCCCGCAGGGCAAGGAAGTCACGGCGTGCTCGGTGTTCAAGCGTGTCGCACTGGTCCCGCTGTCCGATGTCGAGAGCGAGCCGCTGTTGCTGCGGCTGGCGCAGACCTCAATGTGGGACAAGAACAATGAAGAGAACGAAGCGAAGGGCTGGTATGCGTGGGACCAGTTCATCGACATGCTGCGTAAGCATGGAGCAAAGCACACTGCTGCGGTGGCGACCAAGGTGAAGTTCGATCACCGGGTGGCGTACCCGAAGCTGCTGTTCGCGGCGTCGCGCTGGCTGGCCGATGAAGAGATGGAGATCGTTGGTCCGCTGCTGAAGGACGAGCGCGTGGGCAAGCTGTTGCAAGCGCCCGAGACGAGCGTCGCCGCGCGCAAGCCGAAGGTCGAGGAAGTCGATGCCGACGAGGACGATCAGGCCCGCAAGGACATCCAAGCTGCCAAGTCGGGCAAGGCAGCGAAGGGCGAGGCGTACGACGACGATGGCGAAGAAGCTCCGCCCCCGGCAGTGAAGGCGAAGAAGGCAGCGCCCGCACCCGCCGAGGATGAGGACGCGCCGCCCGCGCCGAAGAAGGCGAAGGCTGCGGCCCCGGTCGAGGAAGACGAGGAAGCCCCGCCGCCCCCGACTGTGAAGAAGGGCAAGAAGGCTGCCGCGCCTGCCGAGGAAGACGAAGCGCCCGCGCCGGCAGTGAAGGCGAAGAAGGCTGAGCCGGCGAAGCCAAACGGTAAGGGTGCTGGGCTGGCCGATCTGGTATCCGATTGGGAAAGCGAGTGACATTGATCTAGGTCAATGTTCGTTCACGGGGGGCTGCGGCCCCCCGTTCTTTCCCAAGGAGATCGCCATGCCCCGCGCCTTATCGCTACGGTCACGTGCCCTCATCGCACGCCGACGCAAAGAACATCCACGACATCTGTCTGCTAGACTTGGCGCGGTGATGGCTGACTTGCATGTGCCCGCAGGTGTCATTGCTGAATGTCTTGAAGTGTCCACCGATACGATCTATCGCTGGACGTACACCGAGGACGTACCTGTGAGATCGCGCGACGCGTTGCACGAGTTGTTGAACCGCGTCCGCGAGCGCATTACAACCCCACTGGAAGGGTCACTAGCTGAGCGCACTTCTGAGTTCAACCGCCTATTGAACAAGGTATAAATAATGAGAGCACGGGAGTTCCTAGCGTTGGTGCTGCCCGACGCTGGGTACCTAATCGCAGCAACACCATTCACACCCCCCGGTTCAACGAAAAAGTTATGGCGCAATGTTGTCGTCGATGATCTGGATGAACTCATCCAGCAGTGCGGTACATGGTCACTGGAAGCCAAGGACGTTTTCTATGCGCTCGCTTCATTCGAGCAGCGGCAGGTGTGGAACCCCAACAAAGACAACTGGAAGGACAAAACGAAAGGGGCGTTCGAGAAGCGCACCCAAGCAAACGTCAAGTACCTGAAGTCGGTCTGGATCGACCTAGACGTTGGTGAGAAGAAAGAGTACGCGACTCAAGCTGATGGGTTTACTGCGCTGCGCGCGTTCTGCAAGGTGACGGGACTCCCGAAGCCACTGGTCATGAACAGCGGGTACGGTCTGCATGTGTACTGGCCGTTCGACCAGCAGGTATCGAAAGACGACTGGCAGCCCATCGCCAATAAGCTACGTGATGCAACGCTGGCGTTCGGGCTGGGCTGCGACACCCAATGCACCGCCGATGCGGCGCGCGTCCTGCGCCCGCCCGGCAGCAGGAACTTCAAGCAGGGCAGCCCCGGCGTGCCGGTGCGGGTTGAGATGGAAGCTGGTAGCTATGACGCCACCCTGCTCGACCGTGCCCTTGCCGGGTACCTTGCTACTACGAACGTACATACAACGGCTAGGAAGCCTCGCGCTCCGTGGTCGGGGGCGCAGACACCTTTCCCCGGTGTAGACGGCAACCTTGCCCACAGCGGCCCGCCGCTGAGCGCCGATACACTGGTCTGGTCGTGCGCCAATTTCGCCCGGCAGGCAGCCGACCGGGGGGCCAACGGCAAAGAACCGGAGTGGTACATGGCGCTAGGGCTGGCGCAATTCTGTGCCAACCCGCGCGAGGTAGCGTTGAGCGTCAGCGACGCCCACCCCGGTTTCGACCCGGCGTACATGGATCAGAAGCGCAACCAGTGGACCGGCCCGCCGACGTGCATCACGATCCATGATGCGACCAAGGCCAACGAGGCAGTGTGCAAGACGTGCCGGCACTGGGGCAAGATCAAGTCGCCCGCCAGTATTGGGCGCGAGGTGCAGGAAGCGCCGCCACTGGACGAGCATGTGGTAGTCGATGACGTGGAAGTTAAGCTGCCCGATCTGCCCGATGGCTACAAGCGCGTGGTGGGTAAGAAGGGCGACATCTACATCGGCATGACGACCGAGGATGCAGACGGTGTACCGAAGACGCGCGTGATCTGTCCGTTCGATATGTACCCCAAGCGCGTGCTGCGCCAAACTACGGGGGATGATGATGTCGAAGAGAGCACGATATGGATCGCCAAGTTGTCACGGGTGGGGGCGGTCGAGATCAAGCTGCCGCAGGCGTTGCTCAGCGATCCGCGCAAGCTCCACGGCACGCTACTGGCACGGGGCGCGCACCTGAATGCTAACGAAGCGAAGACGACGAATGAATTTATGCTTGCCTACCTGAAAGACCTTGCGCGCGAGACTGATCGGGAGCAGATGTTCGACCGGCTGGGCTGGCACGAGGATCACCATACGTTCGTAACACCGAACTTCATCTATACCCGTGGGGGTAAGACGCTGCCGCATTCGCCGAACGGGACCATCCGTGCGATCACTGGTGATTCGATGCGCCCAACGGGCGACAAGGCGAAGTGGTTTAACGCGATCAAGGAGTTCTACGGCAGCAAGGGCAACGAGCACAACCGCAGCACGGTTGGATTCTCGTGGGGTGCGCCGCTGCTGCACATGACAGGGCACAAGGGAATCATGATCGCTGCGTCTGGCGACACGGGCCGGGGCAAGACGACGCTACTCGAAACCGGCGCGTCCATTTGGGGTAGGCCGGAATCGCTCATTGTCGGCGGCGGGCAACAGGGCAGCACGATCAACGGCATGTTCATGACGCTGGGCACCTTGCACTCGTTCCCGATGTATTGGGACGATACTACCGAGCGCGAGGCGGAAGAGATGCGCCAGTTCATGCTGCATATCTCGTCGGGGCGGGACAAGATCAGGGTCAAGGGTCACGTGCTCGATCCCAATACGAAGACGTGGGAAACCATCGTCACCTCATCGGCGAATACCGACGACGTGCACCGCATCCTCGCTACCGGCAAGGACAGCAACCCTCACCTGATGCGGTTGATCTCGGTGGAGTTCGGCCCGGTGGACACGTCGTCAGAAGCCAAGAAGCGCGCCGACCACTTCAAGCGTGTGCTACGTGAGAACTTCGGGCACGCTGGCGGCGTGTACCTGCAACACATTACGCAGAACCACGAAGCGATTCAGGAGCGCGTGCTGCGGGTGATGGAGAAGTTCGACGTGGAGCAGGATGTCGAAGCCAGCGAGCGGTTCTGGTCTGCCGGCGAAGCATGCAAGCTAGTCGGCACGCATATCGCCTACAAGCTGGGGCTGTGGCCGTTCGATCCGTTCGCTGACATCGAGTGGGATCAGAAGCATCTGACCAAGATGCGCGTCAACCAAGCGCAGTCCGCATCCACGTCGGTTGACATCATGGATGAGTTTCTGAACAACAACATCTCGAAGTCACTCATCATCCAAGCGAAGGGCACGTCGAACCTCGACAACATCGCCAGTCGTGCCTACAACGAACTCTGGATTCGCAACGAGGTGGACAGCGGGTTGGTCTACGTCTCGCGGGCTGCGTTCACCAAGTACTGCAACGAGGTGAAGGCTAACTTCGTCAAGGTGCAGTCGGAGTTGATTGTCGCCGGGATCATCCTGCGCGAGTCATGCCACAAGGTGCTCGGTGCTGGTACGCCCTACGCAGTCGGGCAGACCCGGTGCTGGGAAATCTCGATGCCCAAGCTGCGGGCACACAAGGGGAAGATATGAACTTCTGCGAAGCGGAAAGGATGCCGAACGGGCGCATGGGCTGTCGGCGGTGCGATGCGTCATGGGACATTAACGACAACCCGGCGAGTTGCAAGCCGTGGCCGAAGCAGGCGAACGATGTGCAGATTGGCGGCGAGCATTACATGCGCCGGGCGATCCAGCCGTGGGACTACATCGCAGCGAACGGCCTCGGGTTCTTCGAGGGCAACATCATCAAGTATGTGACGCGCTGGCGCAGCAAAGACGGGCTGAAGGATTTGGAGAAGGCCCGGCATTACCTCGACAAGTTGATCGAGGTGGAGAGCGTATGTAGGACAGGGAAGTGCGACGGTGACCACGCGATGCCCCCGTGCTCTGACCCGCACTGCTGGAACCAGTAGGCGAAAAAATGCCCGGTCGGTAGGGGCCGACCGGGCAAAGGTAGAGCACACAGGTGGAAGTGTACCTCTACTGGTTGGAACTTACCAAATTCCCCGCAAAGCTCGTCAACCCCTGCATTGCGCCGCCTGCGAGCGAGCCGGCTACCGAAGCTGCATGAGCGAGGCCGTTGCCGGCATTGACGGCGGCTTCCATCTGACCACGGAACAGGTTCATCTGCTCGCGCGCGAACTCGAACGTCTGCTGCACGGTGACGTTCCACTCGGACATGATGAGGTTCGCCTTGGCACGCCAGTATTCCACTTCGATCTTCGCTTGCTCGATCACCACGTTGGACTCCGCTGAGTAGCCCGCGATCAGTTTCTCGAAGTTCTTGATCTGCACTTCAGCCTGCGTGGAATACTCTTGGATGATGCCTGTGTTGTAGCTGCTGACTGCGCGGTTCTGTTCAGCGATGGCGTTGACGCGAGCGGAGAACACGTCGGCCTGTGCGCGATACCCACCAACCTGTGCGGTATAGCCTTGTGCCTGCGACTCGTACGCCTTGAACTTGCCAAGCTCGCCCTCGATCTCGGACTTGTAGGCTGACCAGTACGATTCGTACACGCCCGTCTGTGCGGCGAACCCGCGCACCTGCGCTTCGTACAGAGCGGTCAATGCCTTCGCGTACTCGATGGGGGCCATCGCCGCGTCCACCTGCGCCTTGTACTGCTGTGCGATGGCGTTGTTCACGTCCGCGACTGCCCGCAGGACGTTGACGTACGCCGTGTTGACTTCGGTCTTCGCAAGCTCGGCCTTGATCTCAGCCTCATAGACCGTCACCCGCGCCAGCATGGCGTCGATGCGCGCCTTATAGACCGTCGCTTCAGTCTGATACCCATCCCACATTGCCTTGTAGACGAGCACTTGAATGTTGTACGCGCCGAGGTAGGCAGAGACGATCTCCTTAGCCGATTGGATTGATAGCTCGTCCATCTTGAGCGCCATGTCACAGAACTTCGTGATCGTGTCGATCATCTTCTCTTCGAGCGATTCGCCTAGCTTGTAGACGAACTCGAAGTTCTTTTGTTCCAGATCAAAGTTCTTGGTGGCAATGTCTGTATTAGCACCCACCTGCGCGTTGCCCATCGACATGCGCGCCTGCCGTAGCGCGGATTGCAGCGCCCCCGGTGGCATCGAGAACCCGCGCTTGGCAATCGTCACCGTAGCTGTATCGAGCGCACGCTGGAACTCGGCGGCGTTCTTCTCGGTCGCGCGTGCGAGGATCGCGCCTTCGATGTTGGCCGGGATGCCCGTGCCGCCTTGGTAGTTGGCGATCATGCTGTTGATCTTCGTGCGCAGCGCCGGATAATCGGGCGTGTATTGCGCGACCAGTGAATCGGTCTGCGCCAGTACGAACGCAGGAAGCATGTTGCGGTGGGCGTTCTGCTCGGCCTGATACGCGTTGATGATCGTGTTCGGATCGACTGGTGTGATGTTGTTCGGCCTGATCCCCTCGAAGATGGGGTCAACCAACGTGGGCGCGTTCGGTAGGTTGACAGTCGGGTACGGAAGCACCAGATCAGGTAGCGCAAGAAACTGCGGAGTGAGCGGCATGATCGGTGCCGCCGGCAGTGTCGGTGGAGTCAGCGTGAACGCGGGCGCGTGACTCGGCTTGGCGGGCGCGTTGTATGTCGGTGCGCTGCCGAAGCTCGGACTCGGCGGATCGCGCAGCGTATCATTCGGGAGGTCTTTGAACTCCTTCAGGTCACCCAACTCAGGGAGTTCAGGTGCTTCCGGCGTATCGGGCAGCCGGCCATCCATGTCCTTCGGCTGCCCGATGTTGGGCGACGTGATGCTAATCCACGAAGGGTGATAGTCGTACATGCCGCTGTTCGACAGTGCGGCAAATGCCGAATTGAGGCCAGCCTGCGCCATCGACGCGAACTCATCCGCGTAGTCCTTGTGAATCTGCAATAGCTCTTCGGGGGTCAGGCCAGCCATTAGATGCTCCTTTGAGTGACAGTCGCCTCGGGTTCAAGGCTGTAGGTTTCCATGTACGCACCGTTGGTTCCGTTGCGTGCTCCGATAGCGATGTTGCGCGTGCGGACCCCCTTGCCCAATTCGCGCCGATGCGGCATGTTGATGCGTCCACGATCCGCTTCGTAGTGGTACGCCCGCATGTTGCCTTGGTCGTCCACTGTGGTGATCTCCACCTCGCCGTCGATTACTGCATCGAGGTATAGGTACGGAATCCGCTTAATGCCCGGCTGCCCCAAGTCATCAAGGCCCGTGCGCCATTCCCACTGCATCGTCTGCCCGACATCCTCGGTTCCACCGATCAGGTAGAGGCCGTCCGCGCCGACACCCAGCAGCTTGTCGCCCCACTTCACGATCTGGCGGAACGGCCAGTTGGTGATGCGCCCGACGAAGCCGGTGCGCAGGTTGTACGCCCACCCCTCGAACGCTCCCACCCCGATCCCGCTGCCGGCTACGCTGCCGGCGTCGTACCCCGCCCCCATCAGGGAAGGCAGGGTCATGAAGGCGAAGCCCGCCGGCCCGCCGCGCAGCGCCGGCAGGGTCGTGTGGCTGTAGCTGGGGTAACTTGCTACTGCGCTCGTACCAGAGCCGCGTAGGGCGGGCAGGACGGTGTAGCTGGTACCGAACTCCCTCGCCGTGACGCTTCCGGCAGCCGTGAGGCTGGGGAGCGTGGCGTGCCCCTGCCCTGCGAACCATCCCGCGCCCGTCAGTGCGGGCAGGGTTGTGCCCGACGAGCACCCCACCCCGGTCGTACCCGATCCCGCACCGATCAGCATCGGCAGCGTGGCGTCGCCGATCCCTTGCCCCGGCACCGTGCCCGTGCCCGCCCCGGTCAGGCTGGGAAGTGAGGCTGCGGCCTGCCCGCCCGTCCAGCCGTTACCAGTCAGGCTAGGCAGCCGCGCCGCGCCCTGTGCGAAACCCCCAAGCGAAACGATGAACGTCGTCGTGAGCATCGGCAGCGTCATCGCGCCGCCGGGGTGATGCTGATCCTGCCTCGCCTGACTGGTCAGAGCTTCCAGTGTGTTGCTGTTGGCATCGGCGGTGCCGTCACCGTACTTCTTACCCGATGAGGCTAAGCCCTCAAGTGGTTGTAGGGATGCGTCGCCGGTTGCCATAACTCACCTCACAGTTTCGTTTGCAGGATGATCGCGTTGGCGAAGCGCACGTGCTTCGTGGTCAACGCGGGATAGGTGACGTAGCCACTATAATTCGCAGCAGTAAACCACGGGTGATTCATTGTCAATCCTTGCAACCCGCCCTGCTGCGGCCACGGTCCCGTCATGAAGTGCCAGCCCCCAGCCTGTACCCCCGTCTCAGGATAGTAGAAGGTCATGCCGTCCCACGTCATCTTCACTTCAAGGTACGTGACATCGTTGTACGGGGGCGTCGGGTAGGTGATGATGCTCTTCTCGAACGTGGCCCGCATCTCAGGCAGCGTGATCGTCTTGATGTCCACGTCCAGCGTCTTCGCCTTCTCCCCGGCAAGCACCGCCCGGTTGTAGAGTTCGAGGAACGTCGTGTCGTGCTTGCCCAACAGCATGTTGTCGGTGCGAAGCTCGAAGTGCACCCGGTCGAAGATGCAGTGCTCGATGGTCTTCTCAGGTGCGAACGAATCAAGCGTGTTCACGTAGTCGGCGACATAAGGCATGCCGTCCGAGAGGTACGTGTACGTATTGTTCCAGAATGCCCACGAGCCTGTGGGGTGCACGAAGAACGTGGTGTCCGCGTTCTGCACGTGAAAACTCTGCATCAGGTCGGCGTACGTGTACCACGCGAACTTGAACGTCGGTGTGTAATAGCAGTGGATCGCCGGCAGGTACGCGTAGGTAGCTTGGATGCAGTACTTCGCAATCGGTATCGAGTTCGCTGGCGCAGCGTGTGGGCCTGCCAAATGCCCGAACTGCACGAGCTTGTATAGCCGCCACGCGTTGTAGTTGCCGGTGCTCCAATCGGTCGAGTCGTTCAGCGGCATGAACGTCCAGCCCGTTGCGTTGGCAATCACCTTGCTTAGTTCGACGCGCCCGCGCGTCGATGTCGCGCAGTAGTCCACCATGAAGTTCCTGATGAACAGCTTCTCGTCTGCCGGCATCGAGTCGGGCAGCAACGTCTCACGGTACTTCGTCCCTACCGTGATGCACATGCCGAAGTGCGGATTCGTCCAGTCGATGTTGTACTGCCCTGTGTAGGGGTCACCCGTCTTGTGAATGCCGATGCGCGTAGACCTCTTGTCATCGACCACCATCTGCACGTACGAAAGTGTAGTAAGGTCGAGCGCCACCACGGGGGCAGTTGGCGGCGTCAGGAGTTCCGCGTAGGAGATCGCTCCGTTGTTGGTATCAATCCGCTTGATTGAGTGCAACAGCGCCGTCAGTACGTCGGATTGAGCATCGGTCTGTAGGTTGTAATACCACTCCAAGTCCCACGTCACGAAGTCGCCAGCCTTGGCGATGCGGTCGTCCTTGATGATGGTGCCCTTCTTGTCCTTCACCACCTTCGCGCCGAACGGCAAGTCGTACCACACGTAACCAACGTACAGTGAGCACAACGTCGCCGTCGTGGGCCGGCGCACTTCCCGCAGGCTGATCGAGGCGG